CACCGAATACAGCTTTGGCGGAACCGCAGTCGCCCGCATCCGCATGACCTATTTCGGCGGCGTTCCCGCGACCGACAACGCCCAACTCAAAACCTCCTTCGTTCAATATCCCCCCTTCGCGTAACCATGTCGCAAGTTTCGTTCGATCCCCTCACCGGAAACATGATCAGCACGACCGCCCAGGTCGCGCAGCTCGACTCCTCGGGCCAAATCTCCGGCACGATGATCCCCGACGATTTCGACGATGTGCAGCGTTTTTCGACGATTGCCGATTTCCCGCCCGAGGGCGTCGTAGCCCGCATCTATTTTCCCGCAGACACCAACATCCCGCACCGGTGGGATGTGGACACCCTTTCCTATCTACCCATCTCGTCCGACGCGGACGGCGGTGAGTTTTAGGACTAACCCCGCAGAACAACCAAACACCCCCTAACACAAATGCCCAATACCCTTCGCATCAAACGCCGCCTCAGCGGTAACGCAGGAGCCCCAGCCAGCCTCGCCATCGGCGAACTCGCCTACAACAAGGTTGACGACAAACTCTACATCGGACTCGACTCCGGTATCGTCGCCCTCGCCGGTGAAGGCCACTTCGCCACGAACGCCGACCTCTCCTCGGAAGTCAGCACGCTGAACAGCAGCATCACCTCCGAAACCTCCCGCGCCACCGCAGCGGAAGCCGCCCTCGGAACTCGCATCGACAATGTTCTCTCGAATGTTGACGGAGCCGCCCTCGACAGCCTCACCGAAGTTGTCACAGCCTTCCAGGCCGCTGACTCCAACCTCAACGGAGCCATCACCTCCCTCGCCAGCTCGGCCACCAGCGCCCTCAACTCCGCCGTAGCGACTCTCGAAGCCGCCGACAGCGCCCTCGACGGACGCCTCGACACCGCAGAGAGCGACATCGACGCCCTTGAGAGCCGCGCCACCAGCATCGAAGGTGCTGCCTCGACCCTCGCGGGCCGCGTCACCACAGCCGAAGGCGACATCGACGCCCTTGAGAGCCGTGCAGGCACCATCGAGAGCGCCGCAACGACCCTCGCCGGTCGTGTGACCACGGCTGAGTCCGACATCGACGCCATCGAGTCCGCAGCGACCACGCTTGCTGGCCGTGTGACGACCAACGAAGGCGACATCGACGCCCTCGAGTCCCGCGCAGGCACCATCGAATCCGCAGCCACAGCTCTCACCTCCCGCGTTTCCGCGCTCGAGACTGAGATCGACGGCGGCAGCTTCTAGGTAGCCCTTCCCCCAATAGCGGTGGCGCGGTTCCAGCCCGCGCCATCGCTCCCCCTCGCAGCCGCTGAAAACTTAAAACTTAAAACTTCCCAATGGTCCTCAAGGTCAAACGCACCACCGTCGCAGGCCGCATCCCCACCGCGAACCAAGTCGCCACCGGCGAACTCGCCTTGAACTTGGCCGACCGCCGCCTCTACAGCAAGGACCACACCGGCGAAGTCTTCCCCCTCGTCTCCGGCCCCGGAGCCGCCATTTTCCTGCACGCCGTCTCAGGCACCACCCTCTACATCGGTCGCCTCTCCTGGACCGACTACCCCGCCTCCGGCCCCGCCGAAGACGCCACCGCCTGGACCATCTACAAAATTTCCACCAACGCCTCCGGCGATGTCACCAGCGAGCAATCCGGAGTCGGCGCATGGTCCAACAAAACCAATCTCCAATTTTCCTAAACCTCAAACTCCACCACCATGACAGCATCTGCACCCATCACCATCGACGGCAAACAATACGACCGCTACTCGCTCAACCTCGCCATCACCGGTAAATACAACGGAAACGGATCGAGTGATGCCAATGTCGCCATGCGCCTCGTCCCGACTCGCATCAAGGATGGCGTGGTGGAGACTGCCCCCGAAGCTGCCAAGGGCATCTCGCTCGGCACACTCGCAGGCTCCGATGCCGCTACCCAACAAGCTATCGCCGCGATCCAAACCGCGCTCCAAACCTACATCACCGAGAAAGGACTCTAAGCCATGGCCCTCATCACCTCTGCCCAAAGCGGCAATTTTAACGCCACCTCCACATGGACCGGAGGCGTCATTCCCGGAGTCGGCGACGAAGCCCGCGCCTCGACCGGCCACACCATCACGATCACGGCCAACGCGACTTGCGATGAGATCAGCAACGCAGGAACGGGCAAATTCGTCATCAATGGTGGAGTGACGCTATCCGCAACCATCTCAATAAAAAGCGCCACGGCTTCACTTTTGGAATTTAATTCTGCTTCTCCTGCCATTTGCTATATCGTTGGAAATGTAACTGCATCAACAACAAATACTGCAATTTACGGAATAAACAACTTATCCAGTGGAACCGTTAATGTCACGGGCAATGCGACAGGGTCATCTGGTGTAAATTCTGCCGCTATAAATAATAACGGCGGAGGAATAGTAAATGTAACCGGCAATGTTATTGGAGCAGGCTCGACCGCTGTTAGGAACAGCGCCTCGGGAACAATCATCGTCACAGGCAATTTGGAAGCCGGGGCAGGCAGTTCCGGATTCGGTCATGGAATTTTCAACAACTCCACTGGCATAGTCCAAATCGTCGGGGCCATCACCGCATCCACAAATTTACCTGCGATTTCTTCCACAAATGCGAGCTCCGTCGTTCGCGTCAGTGGCTCATTCATCCACGCCGTTAACGGCCAAGTGCCTGTAAACAGTTCTAAAATCTTGCTCTGGAGCACGCCGTCGAACTCGATGACTCGCTACGCACTCAACGGCATCGGCACCTATGTGGATATGTTCACCGCAGACAACTCGCTCGGCCAAGCCAACCCGAGCGATGTCCGCAGCGGCGTGAGCTACGCCAGCGGCAACCTTACAGGCACGCTGACCGTCCCCGTGCGCGGCACAATCGGATACGGCGTCACCTACGGCCCTGCCATGCCATTTAGCGCCACGCGCAGCGGCACGACCGCCACGGCTACGCTGGCCTACAGCTACCCTTACCAAGTCGGCGACACCTTCACGGTCACAGGAGCATTTTATTCCGAATGGAATGGGGATTACACGGTGGCCTCGGTCGTTTCCGGCACCTCGATCACCTTCAGTGTGCCTGACACCCTTCCAGCATCGACCGGCGCGGGAGCCGTCCTTCAGACCAAAGGCACCGCCACGCTGAATGCATCAGATGTCGCCACCGCCGTCTGGAGCGCCGCCGCCCGCACGATCACAGGCGGCACCGTCACCAACCTCACCAACGCCCCCGCCAGCGTCACCCCCGCAGACATCTGGAGCCACTCCACGCGCACCATCACCGGCGGCGCGGTCGATACTTTGGTTAATGCGCCGAGCGTCCCATCGGCCAGTGCCATCGCCGATGAGGTGCGACTAGAGCTGGCGCAGGAGCTTTCCAACCTTGACGCTCCCGTCAGTGGTGCAACCGCGCCTGACGCCGCTTCGGTGGCCTCCGCCGTCCGCACCGAGCTATCAAGCGAACTCGCCAAAGTCTCGGCCCTCAACACCGACCGACTCGCGCAGTGCTCCACCGTTGCGACAACCGGCGCACAAATCGCCGCCGCCCTCAGCTAATGGACACGCACCAAGCCACCGCCTCCTTCGCCGGCCTCTTTGCTACCGCAAGCGGGATCACGCTTTCAATGCTCCCTGAGCTGGAAGCCTGGCTCCGCATTGCCTCACTCCTCATCGGCTGCGCGGTCGGTCTCGCCTCGCTCTACGCCATCCTCAAAAACAAAAAGCACCCCCATGAATAAAATCCTCTCGCACCTCAAACAGCCCTCCACCTTTCGCGGTTTGGCCGTGCTCGGCGGCCTCGCCGGATTAAGCCTCTCTCCCCAACATTGGGAAGCCATCGCATCCGCCGTGGCGGGAGTCATCGGCCTCATCGAGGTTTTCCGCAACGAGAAGAAATGACCAGCCCCGCCCAAGTCGCCGCAAGCGCCCTGCTCCTCGGCTACATTTTTCTGACCATCTCCTTCCTCACCGGCTGCACCACGCTGGGCGTCAGTCTCGAAACCGACTACGGCAGGTTCACCTACCAGCTCCCCGAAATCCCCGCGCTCAAGGACAAATGACCACAGAGGACACAGAGAGCACAGAAGCGGAACTTAAAACTTAATTCTTAAATCTTAAAACTCCTGATGCTCCCCCCGAGCCGCCCCCAACAAGCCAAATCCAAAACGCAAGCCCTGCTGACAAAAGCTCGCGTCGCCGATGAGGTCGCGCTGGTGGGTATTCGCGGGTATTACCGAGACACCATGGGAGTGTCGGGAAAGAACGACCGAGGCATCTACGACGATGCCATTTTCCTCGTCTCCCCAAATGCCTACGCGACCTTCAACGCCAACACCGATCCGTCGATCCGCCGCCAAGGCATCGCTGTTTTGAAACCCGGCGTCCACCGCTACCGCAAAGGCAAGCACGGCCTGTCAAAGCCCGGCGGCGGCTACCCCGCCCTCCGCCCCGCCACGCCTGGCGAACAACTCCCCGTGACCCGCGACGAGACAGGCGACTCGATGGGCATCGCCATCAACCTGCACAAAGGAGGATACAACACTACGAGTTCGCTCGGCTGCCAGACGATCCACCCATCCCAATGGAGCGCATTCGTCGCCCTCGTCTATTCCGAAATGGACCGCGCCGGTCAGAAGACCATCCCCTACCTGCTCGTCGAGGAGGGCAACGCATGAGCCGCCTCCGCAAACCCAAAACCTCCCCGCCCAAAAACCGCGAGGCCGTGATGATGCAAGTCCGCGACCTGCTCGCCGAGCATTTCGATGTCGGCATTGCCTTGGTGAGTTGGGAGGACGGCGGAGACACCTTCTTCATGGATTTCAAATTCGGCAACGACTACGCCGCCCGCGCCATCACCCGCGAGGCCGAAGAAATCCTGTGGCCTTACGAAACCGAAGACGACGAGGAGGACGACGAATGAAAACATCCTGGAGTTCCATAGCCCGCGAGCAAGCAGACAAAGCCCACAAGACAGAAGTCGATGCGCTCAAAGCCAAGCTCGCCCAATACCAAGCCAGCGTCGAGTCGCTGGAAAAGCAACTCGGCATCGCGCTCTCGCTCGGCAAGACACGCATCCGCCCGCAGCCGCTCTCCGTCTCGATGAGCGACAAGGCCGAAGCCGTCGCCGTGGCGCTTGCCAGCGATTGGCATGTCGAGGAAACGGTCGAAGCCGCCAGCGTCAACGGCCTCAACGAATACCGGCTCCCCATCGCCAAGACCCGCATCGAGAAATTTTTCAGCACCATCGCCCGCCTCACCGAGATCGAGCGCCACGGAGCCAAGATCGACGACCTCATCCTCTGGCTCGGCGGCGACCTCATGACCGGCATGATCCACGAAGAACTCGCCGAGAGTAATTCCAAAACCCCCACCCAAGTCATCCTCTGGCTGCAAGACCGCCTCGCAGACGGCCTCGCCACGCTCAAGCCCCACTTCAAGCGCATCCTCATTCCGACCAGCTACGGCAACCACGGACGCACCACCGTCAAGCCCCGCCACGCCACCGGAGCCGCCCACAGCTACGAATGGCTTCTGTATCGCATCCTCGAAGGCCGCTTCGCCGACGACCAGCAAATCGAATTTCAGATCGCCGACAGCTATTTCAATTTCATGGAAGTCTTCGACCGCCGCCTCCGCTTTCATCATGGGGACGGTTTGAAATTTCAAGGAGGCATCGGCGGCCTGACCATCCCGACAGAAAAGGCCATCGCCTCATGGAATAAGTCACCCAACCGAGCCGACCTTGATCTCTTTGGGCACTGGCACCAATACCAGCAGAACCGGCACTGGCTCTGCAACGGCAGCCTCATCGGCTACAACGCCTACGCCCTTTCGATCAAGGCCAGCTTCGAGCCCCCCACGCAGACCTACTTCCTCCTCGATAAAAAGCGCGGACGAACCATGACCTCCCCCATTTACCTATGAGCTGGAAATCCCTCGCCAAGCGCACGAACAGCCTCCCCGAAGGCTGGAGCACCCCCGACGAAATCGCCGCCGACCTCGATTGCGAAATCTCCGAAGTCCCCAAAATCCTCGCCGCCTCGATCCGCGACGGCCAAGTCGAGAAGCAGAACTTCCCACACTGGCAACCCGGCAGCCGCCAACTTCTCTACCAAACCGGCTACCGCCAACGCACGGCTGGCACCAAACCCTCCCCCGCCGCAGCGGAAACCATCCCCGGCATCCCCGCCGACCTATTGCCAAAAGTCCGCGAGAAAATCCTCGCCCACCCGCACAAAACCGCCTCCGGCATCCGCGACCTTTTCAGCTCAAACAACCGCCGCCGCCTGAGCACCCCAGCCATCCGCAACCTCCTTGACAAGCCTCCCCACAATAAAAGGTAGATGCCCGACGACCAAACCATAGTCGAAGGCGATGCCGGATTCCTCGGCATGGCCTCCCGCTTGAACCCGCTCCAGTTGCAAGCGGGCATGGTGCAGTATTGCGAAAACATGCGACTCGACCGAGGCGTAGCCCAGACCCGCAAAGGCGCGAAGCGGCTGGGTGATGGCATATCGGCAGGCACGCAGCCTCTCACTCTCCCATTCGTGCTGGATGCCAATGCCCGCGTGCGCACGATCTACTCGGGCGGCATCTTCGCCTCGGGCGTTTTCTCCTCGCCGAACTACGACGACGAGAATGAATACATCGTCCTCTGCGGGCCAACCTCGGCGTTTCTCTACCGGCAAGACGAGCCTATCGAGGAGATCAACTATCCCGCCACCGGCACAGCGTCCGACGAGATCATCGAGCCCACGGACAGCGTTTCGACGATCCAAGCGTTCAATCGTTTCTACCTACTGCGCGAGGCCGACATGACGCTCCCTGGCTGGGATTGGAAATACACCACCGCCAGCGGCATCGCGGTCTCTGGCACTACGGCCACCGTCCACATTACCGCCCATGGCCTCGCGGCCGGACAGCGCGTGCGGATCGAGGAGGGGAGCCAAGCGGCATTCCAAGGGCATGAGTATGACATCCTCACCGCTACCACAAATTCCTTCACCGTCGCCGTGCCTGCTGGCACTGCGCCGGATGTCTCCGCCGACATCGCAGTCCGCCGAGTAAAGCCCCCGCTGTGGTGGGATGGCTCGACGATGGAGTTTCAACGCGCCGCATCGGGCGTGCCTGCCGAGGGCGTGAGTTTCAAAACCCTGCGCTCTACTGGCTGGGCCAGCTACATCGGAAACAGACTCTGGATCCCCGACGGCCGCGACGCCGTGGCCATCTCGGATGTTCTCGACCCCGACCTCTACGATCCGTTTTTCCAATCCTTCCGCGCCAACCAGGGCAGCAACGACTACCTCGTCGCCATTCACCCATGGGTCGAAGGCCAGGCGCTGGTCTTCTTGCGCAACAGCATCTGGCTCGCCAACCTCTCCGACACCAGCAACGCGACCGGCGACCAATTCACCGTCGATTCCGCCGTCTCCCGCCTCACGCTCCTCACCGACGAGATCGGCTGCGTAGCCCGCCGCTCGATCCAGACGGCCGGTCAGTTTGTGTTTTTCCTCTCCGACGCCGGAGTTTACCGGCTGGACACCCAGCTCGATCTCAAGCTCCGCGCCAACACCCAGCCGCTCTCGGACCCCATCGCCGACCAGATCGACGAAATCAACACCGACTACGCGCACCTCGCCGTAGGACGGTGGTGGAACAATCGCTACTACCTCGCTGTGCCCATCGGCGAAAATACCACAAGCAACAACACCCTTTTCCTCTGGAACGCTCTGAACTCGCAATGGGAAAGCCGCGACACCTACGCAATCAACCTCGACGAGCTACTGGTCGCCACCTACTCCAGCCAACGCCGCCTCTTTGCAGCCAGCCGCGCCGGAACCCTCTTCCTGCTCGATGAGCTGGACTACGGCGACGAAGTGCCCTACGCGAACGCGCAAGACCTCTACACCGAAATCCCCTCCGAACTCATTACCCGCCGCTACGGCTGGGGAAGCCTCAATACCAAGCGCCTCACGCGAGCCAAGGCCAGCGTGCTCCTGCCAGACGCCTCCGCCTGCACGCTCGATGCCTTGACGACTGACTACGATGCGGACTTCCAAGTCGCCGCCTTGGAAAACACCACCGGCGAGGAGGAAGATTACACGCTCAAAGCCCCCCTGCGCTGCAAAGCCACCGGCCTCGACCTCCGCTTCCGCACGCAAAGCGGCCGCCCCGTCCTCCGCCAGATAAGCGCCGAAGCTACCCGCTCCGCCCTCGACCCCACCGAAACCCGCACCCTCAACTAAACATGGCAACTCTCACCAAAGGCAAAACCTTCACCAACGGCGAACTCGTCACCCCTGCCAACCTCCACGCCCTGGTGGACTCCGCCACCGTCGCCAACATTGTCAACGCCGACATCGCCTCAAATGCCGCTATCGCCGACACGAAGCTCGCGCAGATCGCCACGGCTGGGAAGGTCGCCAACACCGCCACGAGCGCGACAGCCGCCAGCACGGCCAACGCCATTGTTGCCCGGGACGCCAGCGGGAATTTCAGCGCAGGGACGATCACGGCCAACCTGACCGGCACGGCCAGCGGCAACGCGCCTGCAACGGGCATTGCCCCCACCGCCATCACCGGCACGGCAGTTATCACGACCGATTCCCGCCTTTCGGATGCGAGGACACCGACCTCGCACAACCACGACGCCTCGGCAATAAACGCCGGAACGCTGGCTATCGCCCGCATTCCGACCGGCGCGACAGCCACCACCGTCTGCATCGGCAACGACTCTCGCCTTTCAGATGCCAGGACACCGACCAGCCACAATCACGACGACCGCTACTACACCGAGTCGGAGATCGATACGAAACTCTCGGGCCTGCCGGTATCGGGCCACACGCACGCTGCCACCGACATCACCTCCGGCACGCTTGCCAACGCCCGCACTACGGCCACCAACGCCAACACGGCCAGCGCCATCGTTGCCCGCGACGCTAGCGGGAATTTCAGCGCAGGCACAATCACGGCCAACCTGACCGGCACGGCCAGCGGCAACGCGCCTGCAACGGGCATCGCCCCAAGCGCCATCACCGGCACGGCAGTTATCACGACCGACTCCCGCCTTTCGGATGCGAGGACGCCGACAGCCCACAATCATGACGCCTCGGCAATAAACGCCGGAACGCTGGCTATCGCCCGCATTCCGACGGGCGCGACAGCCACCACCGTCTGCATCGGCAACGACTCTCGCCTTTCAGATGCCAGGACACCGACCAGCCACACGCACACGATTGCCGATGTCACAAACTTGCAAACCGAACTGAATTCAAAAGTAAGCGGTTCAAATTTAGGTTTATGCAAAGCCTGGGTAAATTTCAACCACAGCCGTATGCTCGGAGTGACTAATGCAGCTAATGGCGAGTCAATTTCCGTAACTGCTGGAAGCTCCTCTGGAACATGGAATAGCACGACAGCTTTTTCAATAGGGCAGATTGGAATCATTTATTACATAACAAGTGCAGGATCGGTTCCAAACGCTTCTCTTGGTGGAATAAATGTCTCCACGCTTGGTTTTCAGATACGGGCCATTTCTGGGAATACAGCCACAATAAAACTCATAGCAGGACCGGCTACGACTTCTCAAACAATTACGGGCAATGGTGGCACAAGTGGTTTCCAGTATATAAGCTACGGCATTAGGGCTCAATACGGAGTGGCAAGCATCACTAAGGCAGCGTCTGGAAGCCACATGAACTTTACTTTTAATTTTTCAACACCGTTTGAATTTATTGATTATTGCTATAATTTTCAGATGGATGCGAGATCTTCGGGTGATTTTTTTATTCAAACCAAAAATCAAAGCAGCATTCAAATACAGGTAGCAAATTTCTCTGACGCCTCCGTTTCTAGTCAGATGAATTTCATGGCTTTTGGACTATGACCAAGCCCCCCACCATGCTCCGCCCCGAGCCCTACCACGCGACCAAGCTCGCCGTGCGCCGCTCTCCCCTGCACCGATGGGGCGTCTTTGCCACGGCCCCCATTGCCGCGCATGAAGTCCTCGAAGAAGTCCCCTACTACTGCGTGCCCAAAGCCGAACTCGCTGCCGCAGAACCCTACAGCTACTACCTGACAGACGACACCAGCATCTTCGGCGGCGGCATGGCAGGCTT